CTTTCAGGGCGTTCAGCCGGTCGACATACCCGCCCTGCAGAGCGGCCTGTCGAGGCGGCATTCGGTTTCCCATCGTAAACTCCCGTGTCTATGTTTGTGGGGCGGCCTTCAATATCGACGCACCGTTCGCATGCCATGCCGATCGTCCGGTACCGCCGAGGTGTCCCCTTTGGCTTGGTGGCCTCGGCTACTCGGTAGGTGCATGCAAGAGGGGCAATATCTTGGCCGCAGTAAAGGCAGAGGGTCGAGCCCTCCACCGGCTTACTCAACTCCCGGTTCCTTATCCGCACGTTCGATCGCATGGGCACAGGTGAACACGCCGTCCGGATAGCGGAGAGCCAGCTTTTCGATATTGGCCTCTTTGATCTGGGTGCGGGTCACCCCGATGGAGCGATAGATCTTGTTCAGCATGTCCAGCAGGTGGTGAAGGCGGATCGGCACGAAACAGAGATTCTTGGGGTTATCGTAAATCGTCCACTTCTTGACATCATCCAGCAGATCACCGGCGCACAGGGTCATGTCGTCAGCGAGAACGAGAAGGTCATAGGTGGAGTATTGGTGGCAGGGGTGGCGCATCTGGAAGCTGTACTTCACATCCGGCTTCGGGATGTCCTTCTGGTCGAGGCAGAACCCGAGGAAAGACGGGTCTTGTGCGCCGACGATGTAGAACTCGAGGTCACCGCACTCCTCGCGCAGGTTGGTGCCGTCATCATTCATCAAGGCGCGTTTCAGTTCGATCGTCTCGCCCATGATGCCGATGGCCATGTGGAGGATGTGCGCCTTCTGGCTGGTCAGATCCATCAGGATGGAGACGCCGGGCTTGGCGAGGTTGTCCACCATGCGGCGGAAGTTGGTTTCGACGATGTCGTCTTTGCTTACGTTTTCAATGCTCATCGTGTGGGTCCTTCTTGGTTGGTTTGGGTAATGTAGTACGATGCCGATCGCATGTCAAAGGGTTTCCAGTTCATCGCTGATGTCGAGGTGGTAGATGTGCTGTTGGATGCGGATCCCGAGGAAGCGCATGACGTTGACGCACATGGAGTTGCCAAGGGCGCGGTACCGGTGGCTATCGGCAACCGGCTTCCCGTTATAGGTAACGAGGGTGTAGTCGTCGCGGAACCCCTGCAGCCGCTCACACTCGATCGGCATGAGGCGGCGAACGGCCATGTCGTATGACACGGCGACCCCTTGGGCGGTGTCCAGGGTGTGGCAGAGTTCGAGCTGGATGCCCCAGCCGTTGCTACTGGTGTTCGCCGTCCGGACGCTGTAGGACACGGTGTTCTCTTGTCCCCAGTTGCACCCGAGCGTGTGTGCGAGCTCAACGTTGGTGATCGGGTCTTGGGTACCGTGGACAGCCATGATCAAATCCGTGGCGTCCTTGTAGTCCCGCGCCTTCATCGTGCTGGCGGTCTCGTCGTCGGTGTACTCCCCGAAGGCCACCATGCGGAAGCCCTTCACCTCGGGGATCAGGTGTCCGGCTTGTCCTTGGTTGTCGTCGACGCCACATGTTCCAACGCCATTCGCAGTAAGGGCGGCAACTGGCGCTTCCTTTTCTCGGACCGGTTCAGAATCCCGGCGCATGCCGCCGAACTCGAATAATACTTCTGAGGGATCGAATCCTTCTCGAGCACTTCCGACAAGAAAGACACGGCGGCGTCGTTGGGCCACTCCGAAAAATTGGGCATCGAGGACCCGCCAGCCGACTGCCCTTTGGGGTCCAACAACAACACCAGCGACCGGCCAACGCGGTATGTGCTGATGGGTTTTCTTGTCCCAGCGCCAGTGGGCAGAGGACCGTCCTTGTTGAGGTCGTGGGCCAGGCTCGATGGCACCGTCCTCCCCAACGAGGCCGCCAAGAAGATGGCCGAAGGCGTTATCTGGCATTGATAGCACCCCAGTGACGTTTTCCCACAAGAGCACACAGGGCGATTTTCCTTGTTCGTATCGGACATCATCGATCTCATTGGCAAGTTTGATGAACTCGAGGGTCAGTTGGCCGCGTGAGTCGGTCACCCCTCCGCGCAGACCGGCGACTGAAAAGGCTTGGCATGGCGTACCGGCCACCAGCACCTCCGGCGCGTCGCCGTCGATCGCAACGTAGGTGCGCACTCTGGTGAAGTCCCCCAGGTTGTTGACATGGGGGTAACGCTGCTCGAGCAGGGCGGAAGGGAAGTCCGGCCCTTTCGAGTAATCATGCTCGGGGTCGAACTGCGAGAACCACATGGGGGTGAAGCCCAGCCCCTCCCATGCAGCACTCGCAGCCTCAATACCGGAGCACCCTGACCCGTAGGTGATCTCCCGTCCCATTAATCCTCCGCTTCGTCTCGGGTGGTGAGGTCTCGCAGCGGGCCAGCGCAGAATGGGCAGACGTTGAGGACGATCCCGCCCTTGTTGTCGCTGTTCTGGTAGCGCACCTGTTTACCCAGGCTGACCCCGCTATTGATGTCGACGATGGTTGCGGCCACCAGACCTTTGACATAGCGCCGACCCGGCCACTCTACGCACCGGCTCAAAGCGTCGCAATGGGTGGCAGAATATCCGCCGGGATGGGCGGTGCATTTAACTGGCTGGTTGCTCATGGGCGGCCCCCTTTGGTGCGGCGTTTGTACGGCTGGCGCTGTTTGAAGTGGCCGAGCAGCTGGTGGAGGTGCGCCTGGGCCTCAAACAGCTTGTCGTATGCCTCCTCGCTGCCGTCACAGCCCTCCATGGCTTCGAGGTGGGCGGATGTAGCGCGGACGAGGGTGTCGAGCTCCTGCTGCTTCTGGTGGAGCTGCTGGGTTACCTTGGGCAGGCGGTGGGCCTTGATCTGCAGCGCGGCGATCTTGCGGAGTTGGGGTGACTTCTTCATCGGGTTGCCTTCTTGGTGAGTTTGAGGAGTGACACCACATCGGTGGCGCCGGGGAACCAGTTTACGATGTCCTTGGCGTAGGTGGCGTAGGCCGTCGCAAGGTCTTTCGGGTTGAAGGTGGGGCAGCTGTCAGCAGCACGGCACCGCACATCGAGCAGGGGGATCGGCTGCACGGTGAGGTCGTCGGCGTGAATGCCGGTCATCACCTGCCCGACATACTTGGCCTCGCTGGGTGACCATGCGTAAACCATGGCGGGGTTGGTGCCGAAGTTGGCAGGCCCGATCAGGTAGGCCCGCAGCTTGCCGCTGGTCTGTGGCTCGGGCTTCTGGCAAACCTCCGGCATGACCTCGTCGATCCCCCATGACCGGCAGCAGCGGCGGCAGTAGACATCCTGCCCATTGGAGATGGTGTCGTGGATCATGGGCGGCCCTCCGCATGTGCGATCCGGAAGTCTTCCACCACGGCTTGGAAACCCAGCATGAACTCCTCCGACCCCTTCTGGTCGAACAGCTGCATGACGTAGTCGAGGCCGTAGCGCCGGATCATCATGTAGGCGCTGTCCTCTCCCTGGATGAACTCGCTGGAATAGTCGAGCGTGAATTGGTGGGCCTTGATCTGATTTTGAACCGCGACGCTATCAAGCCGACTTGCTTGGAATTGCAGCATGCACGGCATCTGGGTCAAGCGGTGTACCTCATTCCTGATTTCGCGTTCCGTTTTCATCGTGTTTCCTTACAGTTCTTCGTCTATTGACGGGTGGCACAGCTCGACATCCTCGGGGGTTGCCATGCGTACCGCTTTGGATTTGCGTGACCAGAAACCTTCGTGGTCTATCACCAGTGGGGCCATCTCGGTCTCGCACAGGATAAAGTCAATCTGGCGGGCGGTTACCGGGAATGACCGGCACCCCTCCGCGACGCCGATGGCGGGGTTCCATGGGTTAGGCGGGATCACCTGCACCGTGCGGATCGCAGGGAACGCGAACATGTTGAGGTCGGTGAAGCCTGCCTGCTGCACAATCCGGTGCATCTGGGCCAGCCGGATGGACAGGTTCTTCTCGTCCTTCCCTCGGGCCCAGGCGCCTGCGGGGATGGCCCAGAGCGCGGTGATGCCGGTCGGCGCCCCTGCGGCCCGCCAGCGTAGGTGGTACTCCGCGCCGGACAGGTGGCGGACAGGGCGGGCATTCACGGATGAGGCGATCACCTCGACCACCACGCCCTCCTCCTCCATCGTCTGCCGGTCAGACTCCATCCCGCACAGGGTCACGCTGGTGGACACCACGGCATCGACCAACTCCTGCGCCCAGAACTTGGTATCCGGGCTCCCGAACTGCATGGGGGCCGCAGTGCCGTCCGCCCCGATGCTGTAGACCTTCAACCGGCCTTGTGGGTCACGGTGCAGGGCTTTGCGCTCGCCCCGCGGTACCGGATAGACGAACCCATCGAGGTTGTTCCGGTATGGCCCCCAGACCGGCGCATTCTTGAGGGACATGTCAGACCTCCCGCACATCGTATTGCGTGGTGGAGGTGTCATCGCGGACGACGTTGAGCGCGTGGTGCTGCCACTTCTCACTGGTGTCGCACTCGGCGATCAGCTCGGCGTGGTTCTCGTCCAGCGCGTCCACCTCCACTGTGATCTCGCAGCGAACGTATCCGGAGAAGTGCCGGGTGACAGAATACTTTTTCAGCTCGGTCATTTGTTGGCCTCCATGTCCTTGGCGTATTGGCGGATGATGTCCTCGAGCCCTTCGAGCGCGATGACCGCTGCAGGGGTTAGCTTTTCGGTTCGCAGCACTTCGATAAACCGGTCGGCGGCCGACAGGATCTTCGGGTTATTTATCTCATCCTGTGACTTGGCCAGTGCGAGAAACAGGGCTGACGCTGCCGCCTGGGAGAACCGGACATCACGGACGCGCTCAATGCCGTCGATGTAGTCGATCCGGATCTGCTCATCCTGCAGCTCGGGGTTGACGGCTACATACCCGCCTGACCATCCACGCGCCGCCCGCCTGCGGATATTGGCGTCGGCCTCGAATATCTTGATGTACCGGCGCATCCACCCCTTACCGACATGCAGAATATTGCTCATCCGCTCCTCCCGCTCCATCCGATCGAGGGTGTGGCGGAGGTCGGCGGCCAGCATGTGACCGACTCGCGGAGAAACATGGATAATGAGGCCAACGTGGCTGCATTCCGTCCTTTCATCCTTGGCGTATTTGGTGCTACCGAACAGGTCACCAATGCACCCCCAAATCGACATCATTGTTCGTCTCCTTTCATCTCGATCTGAGACATGGCGGTGATGGCCGCCTCGATGGCGCCTTTGGCCGTGTTCAGAGTGCCGGTAAGGTCGCTGTAGGTGCAGCGGACGCGCACCCCTTCATCGGCCCAGCGGTTGTGGACGGCCAGGGTGCGGGACTTGATGCGCTTGCCGTCTTTCCCGATCGCCTCACGGAACGAGATCCAAGACTGGCGGCTGTGAAAACTGAGGTTCGCATGGTTGATCTGCGCAGTGGCGTACTCGACCATGGCGGGGCCGATAGTGCGGGCCATGCTGCCGGGGGTTTGGCCGTCAGCGATGGGCAAGGTGATGACGAGGGTTACGGTTTTCAGTTTCGGTTTCATGGCGTGGGTCTCTCTGTTGAACTGTAGTAACTCTAATGCGATGCCGTTTGCATGTCAATCGCTTTCTTGCAGACAAAAGAAAGCCGGACATCTCTGCCCGGCAATCAGTGTAATGGACCCACTCCATTTCGTTTTTGAGACTACGCAATGGCGGGCCTTTCGTCAAGCTGTGCGCCAGATCCGAGTCCCAGGCAACTGGTCGATGTTGTCCAGCTGCAGATAGCGGATGGACAGGGTCACCCCCAGCCGGTAGCCCGCTTTCCGGATCGCCGCCAGCTCATTCGGCTTCCGGTAAGGCAGGAAGAACGAGTCTCCCACCTCCAAGGCCAGCAGCTTCTTGTCGATCTCTTCTTGGGTCAGATCAGAGTTCTTCGTCGTCATCTTCGTCCTCGTCTTTGTCGTCGTCTGCACCGGTACCGAAGGTGTAGAGTTCGTCCAGGCGGTTGTATTCGTCTTCGTCGATCTGCTCAACCAGCGGCTCGTCCATTATCTCGGCCAGCTCGCTGCGGGTGCAAGAGCCGACACTCTCAGACTCAGGGTGGTGCCAGTAGTAGACGCCGTCGTTGGCCATATCGTCGTCGATGCCATGGTCGCGCTCGGGAGATTCGGCCTTCTCCTCATCCACCGGCTCGTCTTCCTCCTTGGCGGGGTCGTCGATGTGGCCATAGCCGACACGGCGCAGATGGATGTAGTTGTCGATCGCTTCCAGCTTGTCGGTGTCGAGGTCACCACGCCAGCCGAGGCCAAGGTCGTAACGCTCCACCGCACCGGCCTGGGCCATGTGGCGCAGCAGCTCGCACAGGCGCTTGTCGGCCAACCAGACGGTGGTTAGCGCCGCCATCCAGTCCTCATCGGCCATGTTGGTGGCCTGCAGCTGGAAGTCATCGCTGCTCTCGGCGTTCTCGGCCGGTGCGAACTTCTTGATGATCCCGCTATCGGACATCTTGACCACCATGCGAGCGGCCGTGGCCCCTACATCGTCAGTGGCGCCCATCGGGTAGTGGATGAACGTGAGCTCCCGCACAACCGGCGACGCGAGGTTAGTCAGGCGCTCGCGGCAGGTGCAACCCTCGGTGATCAGGTTCTCGTTCTTGATGGTGACCACGCTCTCGTCATCGAGGTCTTCAATCCGGGTGTCCTCGCACGGGTGGAAGATGATCCCGTTCAGGGCGTCGTCGTCCATCTCTTCCAGGGGGAAGGCCCAGTCGTTGGTCAGCATGTCCTTGAAGAACGCCTGCAGCTTGCCACTGGCGAATACCGGCACCGCAGGGAATGTCCCGAGCGCACTGCGCAGCAGGTTGCAGCCGTCTTCCGAGCTTTTCACGCTAGATGTGAAGAACACCGCCATCCCTTTGGTCAGCAGCACGGGGATGAACTTGGGCCGGATCGGGGCGGTCTTGAGCATGACACCGACCAGCTCCTCTTTCAGGATGGCCACATCCTTACGGGTCGCATAGCGGTCTTCCTTCTTCTCGAAGGCGGCGATCTTCTCGCGCAGTTTGACCTCCACCGACACCGACGGCAGAACGCGCTCGCGGATCTCGATGTTCAGCAGGATGGAGCTGGTGGACGGGATGGCCATGGCGAACGGGGTGTGGCCGTTGTAAGCGTCCTTCCGTGCTGCTGGCAGCGGGGCGAAACCCATGTGGCGGTATTCGCCGGCGACAGGGTCATGCACCTGCTTGTGGGCCAGCGCCTTGGACAGGATGCGGGCGGTCAGGTGCGCCCAGTCATAGTCCTGCTCGTTGACGCCCGAGACGCTGAGAAGGGCACCGGCCAGCTTGTTCAAGCCGAGCTTGTGCATGTCCTTCTTGCTCATCTCTTCTTTCAGCTCGCTGACCAGATCATCCACGTTGACCGAGCCCAGCCCGGTGAGTGAGTAGATGATCGCCTTGTTGTAGATTGACTTGGCCATTGCACGGTCCTTATTTGGTTGGCTGTTTGATCAGCTCGATGGTGTTTGTTACGCGGTTCAGGTGGGCGCGGGTGTCCACCAGCCGATCGATGGCGGCTTGGACTGCCGCGATTGTCCGGCTCTCGCCTTGCTCGAATCGGTTGGCTTCCTGCATGGCGCGTTCGGCACGGGCCTCGTCCGATCCGATTTGCGTGTGAACCCAAGCGTTCAGCCGGTTGCTGTCCAGCAGGAACGCGGTTTCCAGGCGCGGCAGGAAGTGGGTTTCAAGGATACGGATGAGCTGGTCTATCACGGCCCCCGGCTTGCTGCGGATTTCGCTTACGACCGCTACCGCTTCCATATCCGAGTCGTGCCGGTTGTGAGTGACCCCCAGACGCGGCATCAGGATCAGGTTTTGGACAATGGTGTACCAGAGATTTTCCGGCATGACGATCGCTGGCCGCTCTTGGTACTCCTTCTCCACCAGGGCAAGGGCCACCGCATAGTTCGGGTGGTCCTCGGTGAAGATGACGCACTGAGTATCCGGCTTGCCGTCCTCAACGCGGCGGGCGCTGATGTAATCGTGCAGCTGGTGGAGCGTGTTCTGGTCTTCCGGCGACAGATACTTCTCGATGTCCACCTGATCAGCGATGAGGTGGCCATAGGGGACGACTTCGACTTCGATCTTCTCTTCGGTGTTTTCCATGGACTGGGTCTCCGGGTTAGTGGGTTTCTGCTGGCAGGGCGTAGTTCTCATCCCCAGCCTGCTCGGCGTCATCGACCAGGCGGAAGATGGTGACTTTGGTGTCCTCTTCACGGCTGACGGACACCTTGAACGGCTTGGTCAGATCGACGATGTCATTGGCCATCCGCAGCTCGGTGAGCCCTGCTGCCGTCATGGCGGCACCGGCGGTCTGCTTGACGTACTCATACAGGGTCTCGCCGAACTTGGCCTCCTGCATGGTCAGCGCCTCGTCCAGCTGGTCTTCCATGTCGATGATGCCGAACTGGTCTTTCAGCTTGCGGATCATGGCATGCGCTTCGTCAGCTGTGCGGGGGGCGGTGATGCGCTGGCGCTTCAATCGTTTCTCGGTCATAGCTTGGTCTCTTGGATGGTTACGGTTAACGGGTTCGGTTTCATGATCAGCGCACGGACAAGCGGCTCGCCCTCGGCGATGTACCAGTCTGACCCAGTGCGGTTGGTCAGGATCAAATAGGGCTCGAAGCCTTTGCGGGCGTAATAGACCAGCGGGAGGTTATCGAGCAGCAGGCCCACCTGCATCTCGGACAGCGACTCATGGGCCACCAGCATGACAACGGCGCCGTCTTCCGGTACCAGCTCCCAGCCGAGGTGGAGGTGGAGACTGTCACCTTCTGGTACCAGCAACCGGCCATCGTCCTCAAGTTCCAGGTAGTCGCCGTCACAGCGTCCGTCTCTCGAGTAGGAGTAGAGGTCGCTATTGCTGTCACCAAAGAACGCGCCGAAGACGACGCTGTCCTGTTCTACTACCGGGGGCGGGAGGACGGTTCGCTCCCGCATGCGGTCTGGCCGCTTGATGGTTAGGTGCGCCATGCTGCCTCCAACTTTTTCGGGTCGATCAGGCTGGCGATGAAGGCGTGGTCGTGTCCCTCCATCAGGTATTGGAGTTTGACCTCGGCCGCTTTCTCGGCGTCTGCCGGGACGAAGTGGGTCTTCTGGGTGATCTCACGCACGAACACCCCGCCTAACAAGTCATCGCTGTCGCCATCGGGCGCCCACATGACCCATTGGTTATCGCGCCCAGGCATCGGGCACAGCACCAGAAAGTTCTGGTGGCCACCTGCGGGCATCGGGCCTTTCGGGTCTACCGTGAATCGCCCGATCGCCCCGCGGTGCAGGCCGCGCAGTCGTTGCGGGATCTTGATGGCGGCCTTGGGTTCAGCGGTAACGCTGGCGGCGGCTTCGACTGCGACTCTGGGGCCGCGAGCGTTGGCCAGCAACTCCCAGATCCCGTGCGCTACTTTCTCGATGCAGTCCTCGCGGTCGGGCAGGGGCTCCCCGCCGAGCGTGGCCGTGAGGATCAGCTTCTTGGTCGGGTGGCGCATCTCGATATTC